AGTTGAAACAAGAAGATGAGACTTTAGAAGGCGAGCCTGTGTTGGAAGATGAAGACGCTGAAGATGAAGAAGAAGCTGAAGAAGGATATCACGAAGACGAAGTAGAAACTGAAGAAATTCCTATCGAGGACGATGAAGAAATGTCTGATGATGACGGTGATGTTAATATTAACATTGACGCTGATGATGATGACGAAGAAGGTCCTGAAGAAATGGCACACGAAGATGAGGCCGAGGAAGATGACGAAGTTGAAATCGAAGAAGATAATCTTGATTTAGAAGCTATCATTAAAGAACTTGAATCTGAACTTTCTGAAGAAGAAGATTTAGGTGAATCAGAAGAATCATCTGACGAAACTGTTGAAGAAGCTGAAGAATCATCTGAAGAGACTGTTGAAGAATCTAATGATGAAGCTAAAGAAGTTGATGCCGTTGAAGAAGAATATGAAATAGATGAAGATACTTTAAAAGAAGAAGAAGAAGATGATGAAAAAGAAGTAGATGAGTCTACAGAACTTTCTCAAGTTCAATCTGAACTTAAAGAGTATAAAGAGGCTGTTTCATTTTTGAAAGATAAACTTCACGAAGTTAACATCTTGAATGCAAAACTTCTATTCACAAACAAATTGTTTAAAGAGTACGCTCTTGATAACAACCAAAAGTTAAAAGTAGTTGAAACATTTGACAGAGCTCAAACTACAAGAGAGATTAAACTTGTTTATTCTACACTTGCAGAACAGTTCGGTGATAATGGTTCAATTAGTAGAAAAGTAAATTCAATTAAAGAATCAGCTAGTACTAAATCTGGTACAACTAAACCTTCTAAAGAATCAAAGAAAGTGATTTCTGAAGAAAATAATGTTGCTAATAGATTTAAAAAATTAGCTGGTATAATAAATAGTTAAGGAGAAATATAATGTCAGATTATATAAACGAAAATCTTCTTGATTCAAGCCCTATGAAAAACCAAAAAGCAGAGTCTAAAGCCCTTGTAGGAAAATGGGACAAAACAGGACTTCTTGAAGGTTTAAATGAGGACTTTCAAAAAAGTAGTATGGCAGTACTACTTGAGAATCAGGCAAGACAATTAATATCTGAAAATTCTAAAACTAATCCAACATCAGGTAATGATGAGGAATGGTCAGGAGTGGCTCTTCCATTAGTAAGACGAATTTTCGGTGAGATAGCAGCACAAGACTTTGTAAGTGTACAGCCTATGAATTTACCATCAGGTCTTGTATTCTATCTAGACTTTAAATACGGTTCAGCAGGTAATCTAGGTAAAACTAGTGGTGAATCTATCTACGGTGTAACAGGAGCTAACACTCCAGAAGGTGGTGGAACAGTTGGTACTGGTGGTTTATATGGTGCAGGTGAGTTTGGATATTCATCTAAAATCAATGTAACATCAGGTTTAGTTGCAGATGCATCAGCATCAGCAGCTGCTACAGCATCTTGGAAAGATTTAAACTATGACCAAGATTACTCAGCTTCTACAACATCAGATGTTGGTAGAAATGTTCTTATCAGAAAAATAACTGTACCAGTTGGTTCAGATGCTGTTAATGGATTACAGAACGCAGATACAAAAGCAGTTCGTTCATTCACATTATCAGGACTACCAGCTAATTCAGTATTTTTACCACAGTATTCGACTGTTGCTAGTGATACAGCATCATTCTTCTATTCTGGTTCAGAAGCATTAGTAGGTACATTAGGTGTAAGTTTCTCAATCGCTCCAAGTGAAACATCAAGAGGTGATTTTGAAGATACAACTGGTAATGCTACACAAGATACTTTATCAATTCCTGAAGTTGACTTACAACTTAATAGTTCAGCTATCGTAGCTAAAACTCGTAAGTTGAAAGCAGTTTGGTCTCCTGAGTTAGCTCAAGACTTAAACGCTTATCATTCAGTAGACGCAGAAGCAGAATTAACATCAATGTTATCTGAGTACATTTCAATGGAAATAGACTTAGAAATTCTTGATATGTTAATTCAAGATGCTACTACTGTTGATTATTGGTCAGCTAAAGCCGGATATGATTATGATGGAACTAGTGCATTTGTTAAAGATACACAGTTCTTCGGAACAAGATTCGAATGGTGGCAAACACTAGTCGGCAAAATACAAAAAGTATCAAACGAGATTCATAAATTGACTCTTAGAGGTGGTGCTAACTTTGTAGTTTGTGGACCGAAGATTGCTACAATTCTTGAGTCTTTACCAGGATATAATTCTAATCCAGGTGATGCAACAGCCAAATCATTCGCTATGGGTGTTTCTAAAGTGGGTGCAGTTGATGGTAGATTCCAAGTGTATAAGAATCCTTATATGAATGAAAATACTATCTTAATTGGTTTTAGAGGTTCAAACTTCCTTGAAACAGGTGCAGTATATGCTCCATATGTTCCATTGATTATGACTCCTCTAGTGTATGACCCAAGTGACTTCACACCAAGAAAAGGTGTAATGACACGATATGCTAAGAAAATGATTAGACCAGAGTTTTATGGTAAAATCCATTGTACTGACTTAAACTTAGTATAAGTTAGACGCATATAAGTAGTAATGAAAAAGAGCCACTATTTTAGTGGCTCTTTTTTTATTATTTTGATATTTATATATGAAGAATTATATAGTAAAAACCCATATGGAGATATTAAATGGCTAACAAATCAGATTACATTTATACAGACCCTACAGAAGTAGTATTATCATCAGGTGAAACACCATATGGAATATATGATAATGATGAAGCTTTCGCATCAGAAAGTATAAATGTAACAAAATGGGTTGCTCGTAGATTAGGGCATCCAGTAATGCAATTAGAGTTTGATTCAGGTTCTATATACGCTATGTTTGAAGAATCTGTATCTGAATATTCTACACACATAAATAATTATAATATAAGAAACTGGATGTGGAACTCATACGCAGCTGATACTAAAAGTACAGCAAGTTTAATGGGTACGGGTAGTTTTGAACCTGTAACAGCTCATATGGGGTCAGCATTTGTATTATCAGACCAATATGGAGAAGCTATTAATGTAGGAGGAGATGTCCCTTTATATAGTGGTTCTGTAACATTAGTAAATTCTCAATCAGTATATGATTTAGATACTGCTGTACCAGATGACCATTTAACTAATAGAATTGAAGTACAGAGAGTATTCAATTATGGTCCAGCGGCTATAACAAGATTCTATGACCCATTTGCAGGTTCATTTGAACAAAGACAAATGTTAGATGCATTTGGTTTTGGAAATGTAGCTCCGGCAGTATCATTTATAATGAGACCTATATCATATGATATAGCAAGAGCTCAAGCAATTGAAACAAATGATAAAGTTAGAAAATCAAATTACTCATTCGAATTAGTAAATAATCAATTAAGAGTATTTCCTATACCATTATCTAGTGATGCAGGAGCTAAAATTTATTTTCAATATAAATTAAGAGAAGATATAACTAATACTACTAAAACATTTACTACAGGTTCAGTAACAGACCCAAGTAATGTACCTCACAAGTTTTTAACATACAATGAAATAAATGCACCAGGTAGACAATGGATTAGAAAGTTTACTTTGGCATTATCAAAAGAATTACTAGGTATTATTAGAAGTAAGTATCAATCATTACCACTTCCTAACGGTGATGTTAATATGGATGGAGAACAATTGAAACAAGAAGGTAGAGAAGAAAAAACACAATTGTTAGAAGAATTACAAACATTCTTAGAATCAGTATCATTAACACAAAAGGCTCAAAACGAAGCCGAAGAAGCTGAAGCGACTTCACGAGTGTTAGCTAGAAGTCCTTTAGGCATTTACATAGGATAACATTATGGCTAATAAACCATTTTTTTTACCAGAAAAAGAATTTAATCTGTTTCAAGATATGAACACAGAGTTAATCGATGAGCTAATCGGTCAAACTGTAGACATATATAAAGTTGAAGTAGAAGAAACAGACATAAATGTATACGGTGAATCTGATAGAAAATATTTCAAAGAAGGTTTTCAAGTTAATTGTTTAATCTTATATAATGAACCTGATACTATACAAGACGATATGGCTAATCCAGATTTAAATGCAAGTATAGAAATGTATTTTCAAAGAGAAAGTTTAAAAGGTACTGGATTTTATCCAGAGATAGGTGACATAGTAAATTGGAATAATTTTTATTTTGAAATAAATCATACATCAGAACCACAACTGATTCAAGGTCATCAAAATTATAAACATATGATACTTGGAAGAGCTCATAGAATTTCTTTATCAAGTTTACAGATTGAAGAGAGACCAAGATAATGGCAGTTAAAAAAATAAATAATTTATTAATAACAAAAGTTAATCCAGAAAACCCTAACTTTAAACAAGAAGAAGTTCAAGTAGAAGTTAACGGTAATATTGACCCTGATTTTAAAGAAAAAAAAGTATTACCAGAAGAAAATTTATATGGTGAAAGAAAACATACTTATATACCTGATAAAAATGGTAACTTACAAATGGAACAATTAATGGGTAAGTTAATGAGTAAATTAGATAATTTTGATTCTAAATCACAAACAGGTATACAGGCAGTCGAAATAGATATTAAAAAAGAGATTGCAATAGGTAAAGTAGATTTATCAGCAGTTAAATCAGAAGAAGTAAAAGGTAAAGTAAACAACAAATTAGATAAACTTAAAAAATTGAGAAGACGAAATGGCCGTTAAACCAATAACAAATCCATATCCAAAAGCAGATGCAGGTAGAGAAGCTGTAGGACCTTTCAATAGGGCTACAGATGTTTCAGCTAGATTTAATAAACCTAATGGAAATGCTAGACAAACAATACCTACTAAAGATATTACAAATAATTTTTCTGTAACATTAAAAGATATTGATACAACATTAATGAACCATTTAAAAACTCAT